TTAAATGTTAGAGGTTTGAGGTATAGCAATTTTGGGGTGGATTGTCAGATGGAGGTCGCTTTTGGCTTTGCCGTAGACACGGACGGTTTTATGGTAGTCTATACGGCGGATTACCTGCTTTAAGAGAAGATTTTGTTCTTTTGGATCTTCCAGTGTGGGGTATACGTCCAGCACATGACGGATGAGTGGCGCGGAGTTCTTCTGCGCTTCAATGTCTGTTTGTTTATTATGGAGTTTGCGCTCGATCTCGTGCTTTGTGTTTAGCAGTGCGGTCTGATCCTGGCTGATTGCGGATTGACGCTGCAGGAACGTTTCTTTACTGTAAACACCATCTTCGAGCAGTTCATAGGTACGCTGCAGACGGTGGTTTATATCGGTAAGCTGCTTCTCGATATTCTGCAGTGCGATTTCTTCGCTTTTCGTGTCCAGAAGGGCAGGAGAGCTGAGTTCGATCTTGTGAAGAAATTCGCGGAGAGACTGCAGGACAAGGCTTTCCACATCTTCAAACAGACTGGAGACGGTAGAGCAGGACGGATTTTCACAGCCAAACCGGACTTTATCTTCACGGCGGTATGGATGGCGAGACATCAGTTTACCACATTGGTCGCAGTAGACCAGTCCGGCCAGCGGATTCATCTGCTGGTATTTGCGCGGTACACGCGGCGTAACGGTGTCTTTCATGCGCTGTTGGACGCTGTTCCAGACGTCCCGCGGGATGATCGCTTCGTGTATTCCTTCGTACAGCTCACAGTTTTTATTGACCGGTCGCTTGGTTATCAATTTGCCTTTTTGCACAATTTTTGTGTTGACCTTCATGGCACTGGGGATAAAACCGGCATAGTGCGGGTTCTGCAGGATGGCACGGGTAGTCGCGGGCACCCATTTTTTATCGAGCGGTGTGCGGATCTTCATAGCGTTCAGTTCGTTCGCGATTTCGGAAAAGCCTTTGCCGGAAAGATACATATCGTAGATGGTGCGGATCACACCGGCCTGCGGCTCAACCGGTCGAAGGGACCAGCCGCGGCCGTCCAGTTTGTAGCGTTCATAGCCGTAAGGCGGACGTCCGGGAACGTAGTGGCCTTCTTTCTTGGAGGCTCTCGTTCCGGCCAGCTGACGGCGGCGGATCATGCGGTACTCCTGCCGCGACATGAACAGGCCGAACTCCATCCATTCCTCATCTGCTTCCTGCGTGGGGTCGTAGGTTTTGGCGGGTGTTACGATGAGTGTGCCCGAAAACTTAAACGCTTGGGCGACGATACCCTGATCTATCGTATCACCACGCGCAAGACGAGAGGTTTCCGTGACGAGGACGCCCTTCCAGCGGCCATCCTCCACCTCGGAGAGAAGCTGCTGCATGACGGGACGGTTTGCGATACGCTCGCCGGAGACGATCTCACGGTATATCGCGCCGATGGGCAGGGCGCGGGACTTGGCAAGCTCCATCAGGATATGCTCGTGCCGGGCGAGGGTATCGCCCTCGCCGTGTGCCTCGGCTTCGAGGTCCGCGCGGGATTTGCGGAGATAGAGGGCGTATTCGGTGGGCATGAGAGGAACTCCTTTCGGTTACGGCTGATTGATGGCGTCGGCAAGGAATGTCACCCAACGCGGCGCGTTCTCGTAGCAGACGATCACGCCGTTGCGGTACTCAGCGACCGCAACAAAGCCGTTATCATTATCGAAAAAGGTCGCTTCGTCACAGTAGGGCAGGACAGCAGCCAGCGACTTGACGCGGCCTGCAAAACGGCGGCGCACATCGTCCGCGGGAATGTCATGCCCGCCCTTGCGGACGCGGTTTGCAATACGCGCAAGCGACTCCTCGGCAGAGTCCAGACCGACATAGTACATCCGCACGGCATAGCCGCTTTCACGCGCCTGACGCGCGGTATGCGCAGTGAGCGAACCGGAAAGCGTGGTTTCCTGCGTGAAGCACACGCCTTTTTTCAGGCAGGAGCGAATGCGTTCGATGGCAAGACGGCCGGCAAGTATGTTATTGCCGCCGTTTGCTGCGGCCAGCTTATCAACATCGACGATTACGCCGAGGTCGTTCATCTCCTGACGGAGTACGCCGGTGAGGCTGGACTTGCCCGCGCCGTTGACACCGGCGATGATGGTGTAGGTTTTCATGGGCATACTCCTTACTTATGCTTGTTTCTCCAAGACAGGTTCACTACATTTTTTATATTTTGGGTTATCTGCAAGGTCTGCGACGTAGTCGCGGACCTTTTCTTTACCCTCATCGTTGAATTCGCGGTAATCGTCGATGAGTTGGGTTTCGTCATCAGATAAAGATGGCGTAAGTTCGTGCCCCACTCTGGCAGAATACTCGGATATGGAATCAACGGCCTGATAAAGCTCGTTTATGGCGTGCTGCACTCCGTCACCGAGATGGTGTTGACTTTGCTGCGGTTCAAATCCACTGATAACTGAAATATTGACTTGTAATATGTCGCAAAGTGTGAAAAGAGTATCAATATCAGGCAAACTTCTGCCTTGCTCCCATGATGCAAGACTGGTTTTCTTCACATGAAGTTTTTCCGCAAGCTCATCCTGCGTTAATCCTGCTTTCTTTCGATAAATAGAAATATTGTGCTGGATTTTGCTTCTAATTTCAGACATATAATCACCTCGATAAAATTAGTATAGCATGAAAAAAAGAAAATACAAGATAAAATACGAAATTTTCGTATCACCTATTGACATACGAAAATTTCGTAGTATTATATATACATGAAGTACGAAAATATTGTACCGAAAGGAGCGCCAGATATGGTTGGAAAAAACATAAAAACATATCTCAAGGAGAATGGAATCAAACAGAACTATGTTGCACAGAAGATTGGTGTTCCGGCAACTACGCTGAATTCTATGCTTTTAGAGAAGCAAAAACTGCCGGTTGACATTTATTTCTCTGTGTGCGCTGTACTGGGCGAGCCGGTAACAAGATTCGCCCCGCAGCAGGCGGAAGGGAAGGGGTGAGAGGATGGACGTTCGGATTGACGAGACAGGAACGCTGATCGTTGAATTTGACACCGGATTGCGGCGCAGGAAGCAGCGGAAACAGGCATATATGAAGCTGCGCAAGGCAGGTGTAAAACATAAACCTGCTGAAATTACCGCTAAATATCTCTCACAAAAAACAAATTTTCCATATGGCAAGTTTGTAACTCATACTGCAACGCTTTCGGAAGATTGCTTTGGAAGGAAAACGATTGCAGAGAGGAGAAGCAAAAATGAAAATCATTCTTGACGGAACGGATAAGGAAATCGGACACATCTCCGTAGAAACGAAAGATATGCCCGATGAGTTTATGTACCAGATGCAGCCGCTTATGGAAAATGGTCAGCTGTTTGGCTTTGTTATTCAGTTTTGCATGATGGATAAAGCGGCGGATTAAGTTCGCCGGACTCCAACTGGCGATGGATTGCGATATTTTTGGCGTGTGTTTCATTGGAACAGCCGATAACATGCGCAGATGCACTCATAGGCCGAGCGTACTGCGTACCGCTATCACCGAATGTCATTAGCCCGTTATGGATTGTTGCGTAGTATTCCACAACAGAGTTACCGGAAACATTGACAGTACCGTATAAATCGCCGCGAAGAATGAGACGGGACTGCTCGATCGCATGAATATCGCCGTGATAGTCGGTCTGCACATCGACTACGGCACCATCCATGACAACGAGGTCCCGCTTCAAATCTTCGGAGATTGCAACAGAACGATTGATCTTGTACATATAAACACCTCCTTTCTGCTATTCAGTATAGCAGATGAGGTGGAAAGAGACAACGAGGAATGTATGAAAGTAAAGATTACCATTAAGGGGAAAGCTGGGCAGGCTGGTACACTTGCCGAAGCACTGGACGGTTTTTTGAAAGATGAACTGAAAGTGCGTGCAAAGTACCCTGAAAAGACACAGTATGAAATCCATGTGGTACAGCGGACATTTTATCGTACAGTGAAAGGCTCGCGCCCTGCTAAGGACGCCGAGAAGGCGGAAGGGAAGGGGTGAGATCATGAAAAAGAACGATCTGGATCTTGCGTTCTCGGTAATAGAAACAGCGGCCGTCCATCTGCATAATGGACTACCGCTGTTTCTGGAGGGTGATCTGTTCGCCGAACGCAACGAATGGCTGCGCGAGTCTCTTATCCAGGCTCTGCTCCTGTCACTCGATCTGCTTCGCCGAGAAGGTGCAGAGGTGGAGGAAACGCCCCTGCTGGCATGGGTTCGCCGCGCATATACATCAGAGTAATCGCGGCACAGCATTTTTGACATTGCGTGCGGCCCTCCATAGCATCACAGCCGTTGCACATGGCAAAAGTTTTTCCATCCTCGGTGACGGTGGTTTTGGTATAGACCGTGTGCTTCATCCACGGATGGAGCGGACATATCACCAAACAACTGCGCTGAACGATTTTACACACAAAATCACCTCCTTTCTGCTATTCAGTATAGCAGAGAAGGTAAACGAAAACAACGCCGAGCAGGCGGAAGGGAAGGGGTGAGGGGATGGACACCGAGAAAAACAAAGAAGCCCCGCGGGACGGGACTTCTTACAGCATGGATGGGATTCGGGATGCGCTGCGCTTTGACAATGATGAATTCGTTCGGAAGCGGAATGCGATAGCTGAAAGCGAGTACAGAATGCGCAGACGGTGGTATTGGAGCAATTTGCGGGGCACACTTGCGACAATGATTGGTGTGTTGAGCGTGCTAACACTGTTTATTTACATCTGGGTCTGCCTATTTCGTTGGGTAATTTAGCATCTTCAGGCAGTTCGGCAATATCGGGTGCGTAATAGCGAAGAAGATCGTATTGAAGTGCTAAACGAAGATTCATGGTTGCGTCATTAAGCTGCTGCACTAATTCGGATGAGCGTTTTTCTGAATAAGCGTACAAAAACAGTTTTTGACGAAAATCAGCCAGCATTGAAGTGGTAGACGGTGTTGTAAGCATTGATGCTTTTTCGATTGCGGCAATCAGCTGCGGCAATAGAGCCGGATTGTAATTCGCACAGATGTAGTTGCTCCATTGCTCGAAAAAGAGAGAATACGCATCTACGCGGGCATGCATGAACTCGGTTACGACGGCTTGGTTCATTTGCGATTTTTGAGCAATACGCGCTGACTTTACCGCACCAATTACACCGCAAACAGCACCGACAGCGCCAGCAGTCAAGGTAATCAACGCAGTTATTACAGTTTCAGACATGAAATACCTCCTTTCTGTTATTCAGTATAGCAGAGGAGGAAAATGAAAGGAATATGTAAAATGAAGAAAACAATACTGGTCGCGCTGGTAGGCGCAATGGCGGCTATGTTTTCCGGCTGTGCCGGATGCGACCGAGTGGGTAAGAGCATCGGAAGCGACTTTGGCGGCGGCCTGCACCGCACGGTAACGGTGTACAGCAACACCGGCGAGAAGATCAAAGAATGGAACGGCAAGTTTGATGTTTCCGAGAACGATAACGAGGTATATTTCGATCTGAATGATAAGCGTGTCATTATTCATGGCGGCATCGTAATCAACGAGGAAGATTGAAAAGGAGCACACCATGAAGTACGAAGTTTGGGTTCTGACTGAAAAAGGTCATATTGCGTACCAGTGGACGCAGTATTTTTGCGACAGCCGAGAGGTTGCGCTGCAGAAGGTCGAGGAGTGGCTCGGCAAGGCGGAAAAGATCGAGGTGAAACCTGTATGAAACCATTCAACGAATACCTCGCCATGACGGCAGAGCAGATCATGGCTGACCCGGAAGCGCCGGAGAGCCTGCGGATCGCTGCCCGCATTGAGCTTGAGAAAGCACAAAAGTTCAATTTAGAGGCAGAGGCAGCACGGACGGCAACAGACAAGCCGGTCTGAGCATAGGCTTTAGAAAGGGGTGGTTACGGTGGCAATCGTGGCTGAATATCATTATCCAAACGGTACGGTTCTCATAGACGACGACTGTTACCGTGACGTTCCGCCGGAGGAAATGCAGCGGCGCATTGAGCGCCTGCAGCGGACGGCGTGGGAACTATATCTCACAAACGAGAGGAGAAAGAGAAATGAAAACCTGTAAGATGGCAATGGCCGCGTGCGGCGCGGTGCTGGCCGGTGTGGTCTATGGCTGTATCGCGGGCTTCTGCCCGCGCGGCGATGCGGTCATTTGCGCCGGGATGATGGCGCTGTGCCTGGCGTACTGCCGGGCAAGCATGATCTATCGCAAGCGCCGCCGCCAGCGACAGGAGGCTGAGGCCCGCCGCGCCGCCCGCGAATCGCTCGACCGCGCGGTCTGGCGTGCCGACTTTATGAGGCAGATCAGATGAAGCACCCGGACTGGAAAGAAACCAAGGTGCAGCGGCGGATGGTTCGGCGTATCGCTACGGATTTGGCGATGGAGGAGCTCTATATGCAGAAAAAGGCCGAGGCAAAGCGCAAATGGCAGTTTGACAAGCTGCTGCTCGAGCGCTGGAAAGCGCGGCAGGCCGCGAAGAACGGCGGGGTCGGTCACGATGGTTAGATTCAGCGGGCTGGAAATCAAGCCGTACAGCCAGCTGACCGAGCTGCCGCGGGTGCGGATAGACAGGGTGCGCGTTGAGGTACAGCGCACTCTGTTCGGCGAAACTGAGTATCACCTTGTTGGCACGATGGGTGACGAGGGCAAGGCTTACCCGATCTGCGCTCCCTTTACCGAGCTGCCGGATGTATGGGAGCGAAAGAAAGAAGTAGAAAGCGCCATTTTTAAGGCGCGGCAGGAGGAACAATATGCGAAAAAAGGAAAAGACGCGGGTTATCTGGAAACACCCGCGCGGCCGGTTTGAGATACAGGAGACCGAGCACTACAGTCTTTATGATCACTGTACATATTACACGCGCGAATGCGTATTTACGCCGCAGGACGATGCGCGCGGGCTGTGCAGCGAGGTGCCGACAGGCATTTTTGTGCCGGCAGCGCCTGCGCCGCAGAAAGGCGTGCAGGGTCCGGTCTACGTCGAGGACGTAGACCAATGGTGCGAATGGTACAAAGCCGGCAGAAATGTTGCGGATATCGCTGAGATGGCAAGACGCAGCAAAGCTACCGTTGCGGCGCGTCTGCGCACGCGCGGACTGCTGCCCGATCCCGTTCCGCGCGTGACGGATGAGGAAGTACGCGAAATGGCGCGGCTGTTTGCTTCCGGCCTGTCCGTGCGCGAGGTTGCGAAGGCAACCAAACGCAACATGAGAACAGTACGCGAACACTTGAGAGAAACGAGGGCTATCAGATGAGTTTACATAAGATTAAGGCGGCAGTGGACGCCGCCGAGGGCAACGCCCGCCAGATGGGCGAAGTTGTACTGATGATCGCCCAGGCGGACGAGCACGCCGCAGAGGTGATTGCGGCTGACCTCGATAACCCGGAAATGAGCCTGCAGAAATGCTTTGACGCGCTGCGGGCTTACGCGCGAAAGCATCAGCGGGGCGGCTTTTGGGGCTGTATGTGCAACAGCTACGACCCCGAGAACCCGGTAATCAAGGTTGCGGCTGACTTTTACAAGGTGGATTTGAGTGCGGCGGCAAGCGAGACGCCGGAAACCCAACCGCTTGGGCGCGGCAGTGACGATCTGGATTTGATGAGTCTGCTGTAAGGAGGCGGGAATCGTGTTTGAGGTCAACGATATTCCGCCGATTTATAGTCTGGAGCTGCAGGAGCTGATCGGTGAGAACGTTCGGCACGAGGAATTTTTGTTCTTCCGTATCAACCACGGGGATGATCTGGACTGGATCCTCGGCGAAGCCGATGATTACGAGTGCTTTTGCACTGCGTGTCAGCAGCATTTCGCTATGGACCGCAAGAGCGGCCCTGCGTCCTACTGGGATGCCTGCCCGCGGTGCGGGGCACGGATCACGCCGCGCCGATGGAACAGCGGCAAGGCGAAGTTCCTCGCACGGACGGCGTTCGCATTCCACTTTTTCCAGCCCGGAGAGCACGGGGATGTGTGGCTGACTTCCTGCCAGGTGCGGATGAACCCCGACTTCCAGTGCGGGAAATATCTTGCGAACGAATATGCGCGTTACTGCTTTTCCGAGTTCGGTTCGCGCAAGTGGATCTGGAAGGAGAACGGCTGGAAACGAACGAAAAGCATCTGTTTCAAGCGGTGGCAGGCGATGGGAGGATACTGCTACGATAATTTCTGGGCACTGCCGAGTGAGCAGGATCTTGCGGGAAGCTGTCTGCGGTACAGCCAGCTGACGCAGGCCTGGAGCTATGTGTCGGATCTGCCGGAGTATCTGGCGTTTTACCTGAAGTTCCCGGGGGCGGAATACCTCTGGAAAATGGGGTTTGGCCGGTGGCTGGTCGAACGGCAGGAAGGCAAGGGATATTTGTTTCGGAAACTGGTCAACCTGCGGGCGAAGGAGCCGAAACGGCTGTTTCTGCACCTCAGCAAGGCGGACCGCCGCCTGTTGGGGCGGGAACGGGTAAACCTCGCGGCCGGTGCCGCTTATCAGGATCTGCGGCAGGCCGGTGCGGTGGAGTGCAGCGAAGACGGCTTGCAATATGCCTGCGCAACGGTACGGTGCCGGTTTGTGTGGCAGACGACTGCCGAACAGTGCGGCTTGAGCGGAAAAGAGCTGCGGAAGTACATCGAACGGCAGGCGCGGCGCTCCGGTTTGACGATCGGCGCGGTGATGCACGAGTTTACCGACTATCAGGCTCAGCTGGAACGGCTTGCGCCGAATGCGGACAGGCTGCCGGACGATCTGCATGAGGCGCACGCCCGGCTGAGCGGACGCGAACGGCGGCTTATGAACCGCGAGAAAAACGAGAAGTTCCGCACGCGGCGTCATCTGCTGGCGTGGATGCGGTGGAAGTACAAGGGTATGTTTATCCGCCCGATCGACAGCGCAGAGGAAATTGTGCGCGAGGGCGAGGAACAGAACAACTGTGTTGCCGGCTACGCCGGGCGGCACGCGAACGGCAGCACCATCATCATGGTGCTGCGGAAATGCAGCGAACCGAGGAAACCGTGGCACACGGTGGAAATTGACCCGAAAACGCTTGTCTGTCGTCAGTGCTACGCTGCACACAACCGCGCGCGGACGCCGGAGGCGGCGGAATTTATGGACAAGTACCTCGACCATTTGCGCGAGGTCACGAAAATGATAAGGAGGTCAGCATAAATGAGTGAAAATGTAGTTGCGGTTCGGTCGATCGAGATCGTAACCGCCGAAATCACGATGATCCGGGACAACGCCCGCAGGGTATTTCTTGAGAGCGTGATCCAGATCGGAACGCGGCTTGAGGAGGCAAAGCAGCTTGTACCGCAGGGCGAGTGGACTGCTTACCTGACTGACAATCTGGGCTACAAGCCCAGCACTGCGCAGAACTATATGCGTATCGCGCGGGAATTTGGCGGCGGGCAGGTATCGCTTACCGGCAAGACGGCGGCGGATGCCTTCGGACAGTTATCCTATTCGCAGATCCTTCCGCTGCTCGGCATGGCCGAGGAGGAGCGCGAGGAGCTTGCGGAAGAGAACGATCTGCCGAGCATGTCGAGCCGTGAGATTGCCGCTCTGGTTAAGGAGCGCGACGAGGCCAAGGCGGAGGCGGAAAAGGCGGTGCGTGAGAACGATGCCGCGCAGGCGGCACTGTCCGTTGCCGAGGAGAACCGCGGCAAGGCTATGCGCGAACGGGATGAAGCTGTGCGAAATGCCGAGAATGCCAAGGAACGGGCGGACGAACTGCAGGAACAGCTTAGCGCGATTGAGGACAAGCCTGCCGAAGTGCGCGAGCTGACCGAGGAGGAGCTTGAGGGAATCCGCGACAAGATTCGAGCGGAGAATGCCGAAGCCGCCCGCGCTGCCGAGGAACGCGCACGCGCGGCTGAGGAGAAGCTGGACAAGGTGAAGAACCCTGCGGCGCACAGGGTCAATTTTCTGTTTGGCGAGGTGCGCGGACTGGTCGAACGACTCGAGCAGGCGCTCGCGGAGCTGCAGCAGTCTGATGAGGCTGCCCGCGAGAAGTTCGCAAAGGTGATTGCGGACTGGCTGTGCAAGGAAGGGGATCGTCTGGCGTGAAGAAGAAAGGCAAGGGCAAGCCGCGGGGCATGAATTACGCCGATGTGCTCAGGGCGCGGCGGGATCGTTTGCAGTTGGCGATGGATGAGGCGGCGCTTTTGAACGTCGAGCAGAGCATGCAGCGGTATCTCTGGCTGATGGCGGTCAGCCTGCACGATGCTTACGGCTTCGGTCCGGAGCGCCTGCAGAAGTTTTTCGAGGCGTTTCAGGTGAACTCGGACGAGCTTGCGAAAATGCGGGCAGAGGTAGACGACGATTACGCCTTTGAAAAGCTGCGGCTGCGGGCGGAGGACGTCAGCCGGATGGATATTCGCTATTACGGGAAACTCAAGATTGATTAGGAGGAAAAATATGAATGCAAAGAGAGCGGCAAAGCTGATGCAGATCGCCCATTATTACGGCGAGGAAAAGCAGGTTTGCAAGCTGATGGAAGAATTGGGCGAGGCTACGAGCGCGGCAAGCGAGGTGCTGATGCTGCTCAGCTATCACGAGCAGGGCGGCAAAAAGCGTGACCTGACCGCGAGACTCGAGCACCTTGCCGGAGAACTGGCTGATGTGGTCAATGTCACTGAGCAGATCATTCAGCTTTTTGGGCTGGAAACCGATTTTAAGGTGGCACGGCACGCGGGGATCCAGAAAACCTTGAAGAGAATCAGAGAGGAGGAACAGGCGAATGAGACACGAGATGAGCCTGCGTGGCGGAATTTTCAATGATGCGGTCGATTTGTTCGATTCGAAGCTGCGTGATGTTCTGAATACCCTGCTGCGGCAGGGCTTGAGCGAGGGCAGTGTAACACTCAAAGTTAATGTGGAGCTTTGGAACGTGGGAGAGCAAGACGAGAACGGTATCTATCACGAAACCAACAAGACCCATTTTGATTACAATGTTACCTCAGCTATTACGCAGAAAAACAAGTCTAACGGCGAGGTCAAGGAGATGCTTAAGCTGCGCTGCGTGGACGGTCAGCTCGAACTGCGCGATCTTGACGAGAATACGCTGTTTGATATTGTGGAGGGTGGTGTTCAGGATGGAGCGCAGCCCGACAGAGACGGCACACCTGGTTGATTCCCATTACAGCCGGAGCTTCGGCAGACCGCCGGATAATGAAATGCGTGAGTTTATTCGGAATGCTGCTGAGAACGGTCTGACGGCGGACGAGCTGATCAACTGCATGACGGCGGCTGTGGTTACTTACGGCTTCGGCGCGTATGAGCGCGATTATCGAAAGGTTTTCGTGGCTGAGGCGCGGAAGGTTTGGAAGATGAAAAACAGGATAGGAAAAGCCAGCCTGTGAGGGCTGGCTTCATCCGACTTACCGGTATATATGTTCATTTGCAGATGCATGAGTCGGAATGGACGGAGGATTTTTTATGTTATATCAAAAACAGGAGTGCAACGGTCCACTCTATCAGATGTGCCTTTACTCCATGGGCACGATGCCGGGCATGTCGCCCAGGCAGAGAGCTGGGCGGCGCAGGACCACGGACGCGGCCAAGCAGGAAATCAACCGCCGTCAGCGCAAGTGGCGGCTGATGCAGCTCATATGCGCGAACTTCCGCTCCGGTCACGATCTTTTTGTGTGCCTGACCTATGCGCCGGACGCAAACCGCGCCCGCGCACTGGAAAAATTCCATGCGAAAATGAAGGCGGCGTACAAAAAGCTCGGGCTTACATACAAGTACATCGCCGTGACCGAGGAGCACGACATGGACGGCGAGCCGGTACGGCTGCACCATCATCTCATCATCAGCGGTGCGGCCGATATGCGGCTTGCGGAAACGGTGCGTGCCTGCTGGCCTTACGGTCATGCGGATGTGCGGACGCTGCGCGAGGGCGCGGACTTTTTCGAGGATACCGCGTTGTATCTTCTCAAAGAGGACAAGCACAAGGCGCGAGGGGCGCGGCGGTACTCCACCAGCCGCAATCTGACCCCGCCCGCAGATCCGGTGCGGCTGCGGCTGCCCGAGGAGGCAGAGCCGGAGACGCCGCCGGGCGTCAAGATCGTTGAGAATGTCCGAAATGCAAACGAGTTTGGGCGGTATGAGATCATGGTCGGCCGGATTTACGATCACAAGGCGTTTGACGCATGGTGGCAGATACAGCGGCGCAGGGCTGCTCCCGATCCGTGGGAACGGCTGCGCAGGAGACGGCAAAGAAAAGTTTAAGATATCGGCGGCCGGGTCCGCCTGACAGCCTTGTAGGGGGTCTAACAATTCCCCTGCAGTTTGTCGGAGAGGTTCGGACGAATGAATACAGAATGTAATCACATTACTGTTTGTACTCTCTCAAAGGACGGAGCGCGCGGAAGCGCGTAACGGTGACGGCAGTAAGGCGGGAAATCTGCGCGGCAGGAGGTGCAGTACGGCACAATGACAAAAGACAGATTAAAACAGGTGGAAAGTCTGGTCTGTGAACTGGAAGAAGAAAGAGAACGGTTTGCGCGGGAGGCGCGGCACCACAAGCGGATCGAGGAGACTTACGGCGTTGGCTGTCTGTTTGGCCGGGATGCACTGGACGCGGCACGGGATCGGCTGCAGGCCATTGAGGCCGAGTGCCAGGATGAGCGCGACATGGTGCGGCAGTGGATCGACAGCGTTTCCGACTCCATGACCCGGCGCGCGCTGCGGCTGCGGTATCTGGACGGGAAGAGCTGGGGCGAGTGCGCCCGGCGGATGGGGTACGCAGATGAGAGCGGTCCGAGGAAGCTGGTCGGGAAATTATGGTCGAAATAGCCGTGTCAAAAGGTGTTCCTTTTCGCACGGCAGATTGACGGCGGTATTTTTATCGGTATGGCGTGCGAAAAGGCTTGTCTTTTGATTTACGGACGTTCCGCGAGACAACAGGACATTTTGAAACGCATTGAGCAAACAGGAGGTCAAATATGGAAAAAGTATACGGATGTGCGCGGGTCAGCACGCGCGAACAGAATCTCGACCGTCAGATTGCAGCGCTGCGGCAGTACATCGCCGATGAGCGCGACATCATCACCGACAAGGAGAGCGGCAAGGACTTCAACCGCCCGGGATACCAGTATCTGCGCGAGGCACTGCTGCGGCCGGGTGACACGCTCATCGTCAAGAGTCTTGACCGTCTCGGGCGCAACAAGCAGCAGGTCAAACAAGAACTGGAATATTACAAGGCGATGGGTGTGCGCGTGAAGATCATCGACCTGCCGAGCACGATGGCTGACTTTCCAAAAGGTCAGGAGTGGATCTGCGAAATGGTAAACAACATTATGATCGAGGTGCTCGCAACGATCGCAGAGCAGGAGCGCCTGACCATACGCCAGCGGCAGGCCGAGGGCATCGCTGAGGCGAAAAAGCAGGGGCGGCAGCTCGGACGGAAGAAGACTGAGCTGCCCGCCGAGTGGGAGTTAGTCACAGGATTGTGGAAAAGTGGGAGCATCACGGCCGTGCAGGCGATGGACCGGCTCGGACTGAAAAAGAGTACATTTTATCGCATGGTGCGGGAGCAGAAATAAAAAATACCGCTCTGCGGCGGCGTTGACAAACACGGTGGTTTGGGTGTAAAATAAGGGCACAAAAGGGACGCAGCCATGAACGGTTACTCCCGATTGGTTATGTCATTGAAAATGACCGCAATCTTGGAGGAGGGCGGTCATTTTCTTTTGCTGATTTTGAGAATCAGTTCAGCAAAAGCTATGAGAAGGAGACAAAACTGAAATAAATCAGAAAATGTAACCATCATAGCATCACCTCCCCTCGTGTTGGGTAAGGTGGGAATAACCGCACATAGCGTTAACATGGCTGCGTCCGCAACAACAGTATAACACACAAATCGACAAAGGGCAATCCGGGAGGATTGCCCTTTTGTTATGCGCTCCTGCGCGTTCTGACGGACGGCTCGGACACTTTTTGATGCCGGAATAAAGTTTTCCGTTTTTTCCGATTTTCCCGATTATACTTGTATTCAGCAAAACAAGACACGCGCGGGAGGTGATTGGATGCAGCAGCGCGGGAGCAAATACGACCAGAAAATTAAAGACGAGGCGCTTGCGCTCGTGGCGAGCGGCGTCTCGATCACAAATGCCGCTTGCCGGATGCGCATTCCCAAATCGACGCTTGCCGACTGGGTGCACACCCAGAACGAGAGCGACGAGGACGGCGTTGCTGCACGGCGGGAGATACGCCGCAAGCAGATTGCACGGTGCGAGAAGATCGGGGACAAGGTGCTTCGGGCGCTCGACCGCAAGGCTGAGGCCGCCGCGAAGGACACCCGGACCATCAATGACGGACTGGCAGTGCTTGAAAAAGCGGCCAAGGACGGCGTGATCGCGCTGAGTGAGGCCGAGGTGGCAAGTCTCAGAAACGTTGTAAGCGATTACACCGGCGTCGGCCTGCGCGAGCTGGCCGGAACCATGAAGGATGTTGCGGCAAGACAGGAAACGCTTGAGGCACACCTGGCTGAGAAGGAAGAAGCGGCTCCGGAGATCAACCTGCAGCTGACGCTTGTTGATCCGGCAAAGGCGGTTAGCGATGAATCTTGATTTTCAGATCACGCCGAAACAGCAGCTGTTTATGGACACGGATGCTTTCGAGGTTCTTTACGGCGGTGCAGCCGGCGGCGGCAAGACGTTTATTCAGGCGCTGGACGCTCTTGTATACGCGCTGCGGTATCAGGGCAGCAGACAGCTGATCCTCAGACGCACATTTAAGGAGTTGGAACGCTCCATGGTGCCGCAGACAATGGAGTTGTATCCGGCCAGTGTTGCCAGCTATAACACGAGCAAGCACATTTGGAAGGTTGGCCGTTCTACCATTGAGATGGGATACATTGCAACCGAAGGCGATGTGCAGCAGTACCAGTCCGCCGAGTACGACGTGATCCAGTTTGACGAGATGACGCATTTTACCGAGAGCATGTACACCTATATGATCTCTCGCGTGCGCGGCACGAGACCGTTTCCAAGACACGTCAAATCCACCGCCAACCCCGGCAGCGTGGGACACACCAACGCCAAGAGCCGGTTTATCGACATTGGCGCTCCGATGGAGGTGCACCGCTGCGAGGGCGGCACGCGGCTGTTTATTCCGGCCAAACTGGAGGACAACCCGTTTCTGCTTTCCAAAGACCCACAGTATGAGGAACGCATGAAGAACCTGCCGCGCGAAATCTACATTGCACTGCGTGAGGGCAACTGGGATTACTACGTCGGACAGTATTTCACCGAGTTCAAGCGGGAGCTGCACGTTGTTCGTCCTTTTGAGATTCCGGCATGGTGGAGACGGTATGTTGCGATCGACTACGGTCTCGACATGCTGGCGGCGTACTGGATCGCGGTAGATGAGAACGATTATGCGGTGGTTTACCGTGAGGTTTACCAGCCCGACCTTATCATCCCGGAGGCGGCCAAGCGACTGCTGAACGCAAACTGTAATGACGATATCACGGCATGGTTCGCGCCAAAAGACCTGTGGAACAGGCGGCAGGAGACCGGCAAGAGCGTATCCGACTTGTTTGCGGAGTACGGTCTGTATCTCTCCAAGGTGAGCAACGGCCGTGTGGCCGGATGGTACGAGCTCAAGCGCCGGCTGCAGCCTGTGCCCGATGTGGATGGTACACTCAGACCGAAATTGCAGATTTTTGATACCTGCTTGAATCTCATTCGCACACTGCCGGGCTTGCAGCACGACGAGAAGAACCCTAACGATACGGCAACCGAGCCGCACGAGCTGACGCACGGACCGGACGCGATCCGGTATTTCTGCGATGGCTGTCCGCTGCCTGCGGAACTGCCGAGAGTACGAGACGAGGATTATCTATCAACTGAGGAGGAAATGGGAAATGTATTTAGCTATTAGTGCCGTTGCGGCGATGTGTGCTTTTCTGGCTGCTGTGCAGACCCGAAACACCAAGCGTTTGGGCGAGGATCTGCGGGTAAAGACCGTGGAAGCGGAATCCTTTCAGCTGACTGCGCGGACGATGGAGCAGAGACTGCACACCGAGGAGGCGGCGCGCATGCAGCTTGCGGACCGCATTACCAAGGTGGAGACCGCCCTGCGGGAGAGTGAGGACACGGCCTGCCGGTTGCGGCAGGAGCTGCAGACCGGACGCAAAGCTGCGAAGGAGCTGCAGGAAGAACTCGACTCCACTAAGGATGCACACGACGCGGCAATCAGCGCGATGTGGAGCGCCCGCAACGAGGTTGATAATCTCAAGCAGGAGAACGGCAAGCTGACCGAGGCGCTGAACACCGAGCGGGAGGCTGCAGAGCACTTGAGAGAGGAATTACTCAAGGAGCAGGCGTACCGGCTGAGTACCGAGGGCCGCATTATGCGTGAGGTGAATAATCTGCTCTGCTATGACGGAACCGCCCACGGGCAGGAGGATTTGAGTGATGAATGAGCAGAAAATCACGCTCACGGCTGACAGGATACAGGCCGAGTACGAAAAAGGTGTGCAGTACAACACCGGCATTGGGTTGTACGAGAACGTCAAGCAGTGCGAGAATTTTGTGGAGGGCAAGCAGTGGGAAGGACTGAAATCCAAGAATCTGCGGCCGATCACGATGAACGTCCTGGATCCGATCGTACATTACAAGGTGGCGCAGATCGTCTCGAACGATGTGGATCAGGAGGTTGAGCCGTTCCTTCCGGATGAGCAGGCCGAGTATGCGGCGAAAATCCTTGAACAGAGCATTGACCGCGTGGTGGAGAGGACGAAGCTCAAGAGCAAGCACCATCTGGTGCTGCGCGATGCCTGTGTGGACGGCGATGCGGCGCTGTACTTTTACTTTGATGCAAGCAAGGCCTCCGGCCTTGGCGGCGTGCAGGGTGAAATCTGCGCCGAGCAGGTGATGAACACCAACGTGATTTTCGGCAATCCGGCGAACTGCAATGTGCAGGAGCAGCCGTATCTCATCATTGTGCGGCGCAGACCGGTGTCGGAAATCAGAAAAGATGCAAAACGGCTCGGCTGTGCCGAGTGGGAGAGCATCGAGGGCGATTCCGACGGCCTGTACAAGGGTGATGACGAGCAGAATAACAGCGACAGTCTCGGCAACGAGCTTGTGCGGTTCTGGAAGTCCGAGGACGGCAAGGTACATTACTGCCGCTCCTGCGGTCGTTTTATGATCGAGCAGGATGTGGCAACCGAAATGACGCTGTATCCGGTGGCGTATCTCAGTTGGAAGCCGAGAAAGAACTGCTATCACGGCGTGATGGAGATCAAACCGCTCATCAACACGCAGATCGAGATCAATAAGCAGTGGACCGCGCTTGCGCTCATGCTGCGGAATAATGCGATTCCAAAATTGATATACAATCGCAATAAGTTCCCCAAGGGCTGGGACCCGGATGCGACTTCCATCGGCGTCACCGGAGATGTGAAGGACGCGCTAACCGGCGTTGCAGGCTCGATGCCCATTCCCACCGAGGCAACCGGTATTACGTCCAGCATGACGGACGCACTGAAAAATGTTGCCGGTGCGAATGATGCCGCGCTCGGCAACGTAAAGAATCCGGAGAACAGCAGTGCAATCGTTGCGGTGCAGACCGCGAACGCCGCGCCACTCGCGCTGACCAAGATCGCCTATTATCAATTCGTCGAGGACTACGAGCGGGTGCTGATTGACATGATGCACGCCTATTACGGGATGCGTCAGGTCAAGATTACTGACGAGATGACAGACGAGACCGGCGAGACGCAGGAGCAGACGCTTGTGGAGATGTATGACTTCTCAAGTCTGCCGGTGGAGGCGCTGGATCTCAATATTCATATCGGCGAGACAAGCTACTGGTCGCGCATTTTGCAGGTGTCGACACTCAACAACCTGCAGACGGCGGGTGTTATGCCCAATATGGTTGAGTTCCTTTCTCGTATGCCGGAGGGCAGCGTAAAGGATCAGGAAGGACTGGTCGAGGCTGCAAAGAGAGTGCAGCAGCAGGCCAGCATGCAGCAGGCATTACAGCAGGGAGGTTTAATGAATGGATAACAATGAGAGCAAGTCGGAACGATTTGTGCGACTGGCAGAGCCGCGCGTGAACCGTGCTTGCAAGGCAATCAGCATGATCGGCCATCTGGCGGCCAGCTCGTATGAGTACACCGAGAAGCAGGTTGAGGCCATGTTCGGTGCGATGCAGGAGGAGCTGAACACGCAGAAGGCGAAGTTCACCAAGGTTACGGACCGGAAGTTTCGGTTTTGAGGGAGGTACGGCATGAAAAAGTTATTTATTTCTCAGCCGATGAAGGACAAGACCAACGATGAGATTGAACGCGCGCGTGAGCGTGCTATCCGCGAAGCGACTGAATATCTCGGTGAGCCTGTCGAAATCATCGACTCCTTTTTTAAGGATGCACCGCACGACGCAAAGCCACTTTGGTTTATTGCGGAGTCTATCCGGCTTATGGCAGATGCGGATCTCATTTATTTCGCCAAGGGTTGGAAGGACGCACGCGGCTGCATGATTGAGCGCGAATGTGCTGTGCAGTACGGCGTTCCGATTCTCGAACCTGATTATTGATTTTTCTGTTCCGGCACTCGGACGGGCGGGAGCTGACCTCACCCGCCCCATTGATTCCCCTTATTTCTTTCTGATGGCGGGCACCCTCGTTCGGGTCGAGGGCGTCCGTCCGAGCGCCGGAGCACAGGAACACACGATAAACACACGGCAATGAGACTCAAGTCTTTTGCATATAGGAGGATTGTCTAAATGAATTGGAAAACCAGCAATCATATGGACGGAAGCGAGATCCGTGACAGTATCGGTTTACAGTATTTTGACGAGGGCGGCAATACATCCGACACCGGCGCGGACATGGACGGTTTTAACGGCGACGATTTCCTTGCGGCGCTTGAAGGTAATGATGATCTGGAAAACCAGCAGACCGCCGCAGAGGGCGCAGAGGAGACCGTGCAGGACGGCGCGGAAAACCAGCGCGCCGAAGAGCAGCAGGAAGAACCGGAGAATCAGCCTCCAGAGGGCGGCGAAGTACCGCCGGAGACGGCGGAACAGCCGGTACAGACCGTGCCGCTCGTCTACAACGGACAGCAGATCCTGCTGCCGGCAGACGCAGTGCAGGCGCTGACCGGTGCGCTCGGCGCGAACCCGGTCGAACTGCTCCAGAAGGGCATGAATTATGACCGCAAGGCCGAGCGGGAAATGCGTGTACTGGATCAGTACGCTGAGGCCGCTGGCATGAACCGGCAGCAGTACCTGGAACAGCTGGAGGGCGCACGCAATGAGCAGCTGCTCTCGGCTGAAATCGAGAAGTGCCGCGCGGAGTTTCCGGAAACGCCGGATGCGGCGCTCAAGGCGATAGCCGAGGGCCGCATGGCTTCCCAGCGTGCAGCCGCGGCACAGGCCGCCGAACAGCAGCGCGCACGGCTTGACGCCATGCAGCAGAGGATCGACCAGACCGTTGCGCAGGCAAGGCAGGAGGCCGACGAGCGCGCGTGGGACGAATACGAGACTCTCGCAGGCGTTCACAAGCCGGAGGACGTACCGCCGCGCGTGATGGAACTCGTGAACAGCGAGGGCATGACACCGGTTGCCGCGCACTGGCGCTATCAGGCTGAGCAGAATGCACAGGCTGTACAGATCGAAAAGAAGAACAACCAGAACAAAATGACAAGCCCGGGAAGTGTGCAGGGCAATGAGGGCGACACGAGCGACCCGTTCCTGCGCGGCTTGCTGGGACTGTAAAAGGAGTGACAATATAATATGCCTATTTACCTTACTGAACAGTATTCAAAAGCTGTAGAAAAGCTGTATACCCATACCTCGTTCCTGCGCCCGCACTGCAAGGCGCACGTTGACATGATCGGCAAGAAAACATGCAAGGTTTACCAGATCCTCACCAGCGACCTGAACGACTACAAGCGAGAGGGCAAGGACCGCTACGGCGTGCCGAACGATGTACAGGACATCGTAAACGAGTACACCATCACCCAGGACAAGGCGTTTACCGCCATTGTAGACAAGGGCGACGGCTCTCAGCAGGCTATCAGCAACAAGGCCGGCCAGTACCTGCGCCAGCAGATCTCCGAGAAGTGCGTGCCGACCGGCGACAAGTACGGCTTCAGCCGCATTGCACGATTCGGCCATATTCAGGGCGTTTCTGCTGCACCGACCAAGAGCGACATTATCTCCACCGTCTATGATGCTGCCGCCTATATGGACGATCACTATGTACCGGATGATGGCCGTATCCTTTTTGTCCGCGTGAGTGACTACAAGAAGATCATCCTCTCGGACGAGTGGGTCAAGCTGGACAATCTGGCGGGCAAGCAGCTGCCCACAGGCGTTGTCGGTCAGGTTGCGGGCTTTACTGTTGTAAAGGTTCCCGACCGACTGTTCCCGACCGACGTTTATATGCTTGCAATTCACGAGCAGGCGCTTGCGTTCCCGTATACCATTGACGATACCAAAATCCACACCGATCCCCCCGGCGTTTCCGGTTCTCTGGTTGAGGGCCGTCAGATTTACGATCTGTTTGTGCTTTCCAGCCGTGCGGATTCGGTTGTCGTTGTGGCCAAGGCCGCAAGCCAGCAGGCGTGCACCGTAGCGATCGCTTCGCACAGTGCGACCGTTACGGCGGCAGATGCGGACGAAATCTGGTACACGCTGGACGGCTCGGACCCGCGCTTCTCCGCAAACCGCATGCTGGTCGCAAGCGGCGGCACGGTTGCAACGACCGCAGGCCAGACCATCCGCGTGGTTGCGTTCGGCAAGGCCGGCAAGCTGACTTCGGATGTGGCTGAGGCTACGGATAAGTAAATTCAGGAGGCAAGAATGGCAACAACAGTAAGAAAGATTTTTGATCTTGCGGCCGCCATTCTGTTCACCAGCAAGGGCGGCGATACTGACTACGATCAGTATTCGCCGCTTTTGCTTGAGCGGCTGCTGACCGAGGCGCTGCCGTATGAGAACGCGATCCGCGCGGCGAGCGGGCGAGAAGAGCTGACGAGCGCGCCGGAGATCAATGCAATAGACGATACGGTTATAGACTGGGACGACCGCATTACGCGCGGCGCACTGCCGCACGGCCTCGCCTCAGCGCTTATGATAGACGAGGAGGACAAGCAGGCTCAGATGGTGCTCGAACGCAACTATTTTGTCGAAGCGCTTGAGGAAGCCGCGCCTGCGGTGCTCGGATATGTGGACGGTGAAGAAGAATGAAAACCATGACGGTTCCCGACTTTTCCACGCCGACCATCGGCAGGAAGAGTTACAAGCGGTTCCGAGGTGTGGACTACTCCACGGATGAGACGCAGATTGACGACGGCAGAAGTCCGCGTGCGGTGAACGTTATCGCGGACGAGGGCGGCGCGCCCGAACGTCGGTGGGGCTGGCGCACAGTTGTTGACCTCGGCAGCGACAAGCCGATTGCGGGTATTTTCCCGTATGAGGCCACGACTGAGGCAGGCCGCACGATGATCGTCCATGCAGGCGATACGCTGTATAAGGTACGGCTGAACGAGAGCACTTATCTGCCGATTCCGGACAGCCAGCAGACACTTTTGACCGGACTGAGGGGCGGCGGACGCTCGCAGGGCTTTTACCTCAACGGCAAGCTGTACATTTTAACCGGGTCGGAATATCTGGTATACGACGGCAAGGACGCGAAGCACGTCGGGGACGATACGGCGTACTGTCCGCTGACGAGCTATCAGCGCAAGCCGTCCGGCGGCGGTGAAGCCTACGAGAAGGTAAACATGATCTGCAAGTGGAGACGCAACCGCTTTGTCGGGGATGGGAGCAGCAAGACGTTTCAGCTGGATGTTACCGGCATTGACAAGGAGCAGACCATCACCGCGAAATACCATATCACGGGCGATACGCTCGAGGTGGCGAGCTTTGATGCGAAAAAGGGCACGGTGACACTAAAGACCGCGCCCAAGGCGCCGGAGAACGCGGGAACGAGCAACATCGAAATCCGGTTCGCCAAGACCACCGAGGACCGGAAGAAGATCCTCGGCTGCACCATCTTTGCGATTTACGGCATGGACGGCTCGGGCGACCGCGTATTCTTTTCCGGTAACGGCAAATATGCAAACACGGAGTGGTTCTCGGGACTGACAGACCCGACATATTTCCCCGACATTAACTATTCGGTGGTGGGTTCGAGCGATTTCCCGATCATGTGCTATCTGAAAGCGCAGGGCGAGCTGCTTATCATCAAGAAGGATAATCGCCAGGAAGGTACGATCTGGCACCACGCGGGCGTTGTGAGCAACGATGTTGCGGCGTTCCCACTCAAGGAGGGCGTGCCGGGTTACGGCGCGATTGCGCGGTACTCGGCGGCAAATCTGAATGACGATCCGTTATATCTGAGTCCACGCGGCGTTTATGCGCCGACGACAACTTACTACAACAACATGCAGGTGCGGCAGTTATTCTGCCGGTCGAGACGTGTCAATCCGAAGCTCACCAAGGAAAACGGCCTTGCGGATGCGGTGGCCGCCACCTGGCGCGGGTGGTATGTTCTTGTCGTGGACGGACGCGCTTATGTCGCGGACGGCAACCAGGACAAAAGCGACAACGGTTATGAGTGGTACTACTGGACCAATATTCCGGCGCGGGTGCTCCGCGCGGATCAGCAGACCATGTATTTCGGCACCGCAGACGGCAAGGTATGCAAGTTCAATGACGATATGCGGACAGAGGAAAACGAAATTCTCATGCGTGCGTACAACGATGACGGCAAACCGATTCACGCGGAGTGGGCGTCGAAGCTCGACAGCATGGGCAATATTGCAATGCTCAAGACCATGCCAAAGAGAGGCTCGGCGGTACACCTCAAGCGCTATGCACGCTCGAAAGTCGATCTGTATATTCGCACGGAACGCGACAGCGGCAGGCTGTACCGCGAGTTTTACGCGGACAGGCTTTCCTATGAGGATATCAACTTTGTGCGGTTCACGTTTGAGACGAGCGCGAACAGTGTGCGCCAGTTCCGCGTGAAGAAGAAAAAGTGGAAAATGATTCAGTTTATTTTCGTCTCGGATGCGCTCAACGAGGGTTTTGGTATTTATGAGATCCTGGTTAAGTATATCGAGGTGGGAGAGGAGAGAAGTGCGTGAGTATTAGAGATTACAAAATTACCGATGCGCAGATTGCGGAAAAGGGCGTTATTGCGTCCCTGGACACGCTGACCGGCACGGCAGACGAGAACAAACGCGTGTTTGACCGTTTGGTGCGGGAATGCGTGGCTCCGCAGTTCAACGAGATTGTGGAGACGTTTGCGGATATGGAGGAGTCCACGACCGAGTGGAGCGGCGAGGAGGCAAAACGCCAGCTGGCCGAGCAGGGCCGCGCCTCTGCCGAGAGTGCCCGCGTGAGCGCCGAGGACGACCGTGCGCAGGCCGAGAGTGCCCGCGTGAGCGCCGAGACCGCCCGTCAGCACGCCGAAAGCGCCCGCGACACGGCAGAGACCGCCCGCGCCAATGCGGAGAACAAGCGCGACACCGCGGAAAAGAGCCGCGTTTCTGCTGAGACCGGCAGAGTGAACGCCGAATCTGCCCGCGTGACGGTGGAGAGCCAGCGGGCGAACGCGGAGAGCAGCCGCGCACAGAATGAATCTGTGCGTATTTCTGCTGAGACCGGCAGAGCGGATGCTGAGGCAGACCGAGTGAGCGCCGAGGATACGCGCTTTGCCAATGAGACCGCGCGGAAAAACGCCGAGACAGACCGCGCCTCTGCGGAGACTGCGCGCGAAAGCGGCGAAGCGGCGCGAAAATCTGCGGAGAAGGCACGCGAGAGCGCGGAACAGCAGAGAGCGAGCAGCGAAAGCACCCGTCAGACCGCAGAACAGAGCCGCGCGGGTGCAGAGACGGCAAGAGCAAAGGCCGAAAAGGCACGCGCGGACGCGGAGACCGCAAGAGTATCGGCAGAACAGGCAAGAGCCACGGCAGAAAGCAAGCGAGCTGCTGCGGAAACTGTTCGTCAGAACGCAGAGACTGGCAGAACCGACGCGGAGACAAAGCGTGTGAGCGCCGAAACCGCAAGGGCCACGGCAGAGGGCAAGAGAGCGGATGCGGAGACCGCGAGAGCAACAGCCGAGACAAAGCGCGTGAGTGCCGAAACCGCGAGAGCCAATGTGGAAAGCACCCGTCAGACGAACGAGACCGCCCGTGTGAGTGCGGAAAAGAGCCGCGCCGCTGCGGAAACCGTCCGTCAGACCGCTGAGAAAGCACGCAACGTGTGGGAGGAGTACAACGCTGGCAAGGCGTATGTACTCGGAAACAAGGTCAGCTTTAACGGCTCGTCTTATTTATGCACGGCTGCAACGACCGGACATGCGCCGACCGATACCGCGTACTGGCTGCTGATCGCCAAGAAGGGTGAGGACGGCAAGGGTGCGGGCGATATGCTGGCAAGCGTTTATGACCCAAAGGGCAAGGCGCAGGATGTGTTCCAGTATGCGGATGCAAAGGCGAGGGCGGCGCAGAGCGCGGCGGCAACGTATACCGACAACAAGATCAAAGCGATTCCTACACCGGATGTCAGCGGACAGATTGAGACGCACAATACAAGCGAGAACGCACACGCAGACAAGTTTGCGAAGTATCTGCCGCTTGCAGGCGGCAAGATGACGGGCGCGATCACGGGAGGAGACGAGGAAGGTTTTCTTCTCAAAACATGGGATAATACCCTCAACGGAAAACGGTATGTCAGAGGGTTTGGAAGATTCGATGCCAGTCCAGCAATGCAAGCGTTTCAGTTTGAAGAGGGGGGTATAAAAAACGGTTCTCAGTGTTCGGTTACCATTGACGGAATTTCGTTTGTTTCAATGGCAGGCGATACCAGAAATACTCTAGATATTACGCCTGCTGGAACTCGCATTCCCAAAGTTGCCGATCCCACCACCGATACTATGCCGACACCAAAGTCCTACGTTGATAAGCTCAAGACCAAGGCGCACAAGGTATCGCTGACGGTTGCAGGTTGGAACAGCTCGACAAAACAGCAGACCGTATCCGTTGGTGATGTGGTAGCCGATGAAACGGCACAGCTTATCCTGCCAATGCCTGCGGCGGCAAGCATGACGGCGTACAATGATGCGGGTATCCAGTGTACCGCGCAGGCGGCAGGCAAGCTGACGTTTACGGCGGATACCGTTCCGACGGCAAGCATTGACGTTTATGTGACGGTTACGCCGGTGGCGTTTTCGTGAGGTGAGAGTATGATTCATAATACTGCGAAGCGGACAAATAATCCTGAAAATATGTGGATTATTAACAGCACTCCAACAACTACGAATCTTGATGTGAGTATCAAATTCACATATGAGTACAATGGTGTAACCAAAGAATCCGACGAAATTTATCTTTATGCTGGTGGCAAGCTGGGACATAGCATAGCGTATCTAGGCTTTAACGACGCTGAAGATATCGTATATTCCGCTGGGGACTGTTTTCTTGTTTCCTTTACGGGCTGGTTATCTGATTCACTTCGTACAATCACATTCCTTGAGCCGCCTACCGGCGACCTGCTCAAATGGTTACAGGCAAACGCTGTGAAACAGTAAGGAGGATAATATGCACAACTTTAGCATACTAAAATCCGGGGGGGGGCAGCTCCTAACGCTGCTTCGTCGCATTGCACAAAAGGCGGTGCGGCATGATACTCAATCGGACTGCCGGAGGGCAGAAGAAGTACAAAATCACGGACAATTCAAATTCTGGTTTCCCGGAATCAGCGTATGCGGGAGAAATCGTATTCGCAACGGTGGATTCTTATTATGTAAAAGTAGTCGGGACAAGCAAACGCTATATCCCTGTCGATACAAAATCCTATATTTTAGCAGACAGCGATGTCTCTACTTATGCAGGATCGCAAGAACCTTATGGTTTCGTCATGCCTGCGGAGGATGTAACCATCTCGTAACGGAGGTGGGCGTATGATTCTTAATAGCAGAGTTGATAAAGCGAAAAAGGATGAAAACCCTAAATGGGTGAAAGTGAAGGTGAAGTAAGATGGCGGGAGAGCCTTTAGAGATTTTAAGCGGTTCTGTTTTGTGCAACTACAGGCTACAAGACGGTCTTATTATACTCGGTTCATATTATTATGGTGGGGAGAGACGAGTGTGTTTTGCTTGTTATAGTTCTGCTTTTTCTGGGTGGAGAGGCGCCTCCACTGGAAGTGGCACCGGCTTCCGGTCTTTAGAATTAAAAGATGGTACATTGCACTTTACGGTGGAAGTTCCGTTTGACGCAACGGAAGTAGATGTTTGTATTATTAAAACAGACAACTTCCCAACAACTTAAAAGGAGAAAACTATGTACGACAACATTTACATCAAAAACTACAACGAAGTGAAAAGCTACGCCGGTGATATCGGTGTGCCGAAGCTGATGAGTGCGGATAAGCAGCGGCAGGGGCTGTAAAACATACGCGCAAAGAGAAAGAAAACGCGCAAAGGAGAATAAAATGAATAATGTAAACGAGTTCAAAGCCGCTGTTGCGGCGGGCATTGCGGTGCTTACCACACTTTGGGGGTGGTTCGGCTGGCTGGTTGTGCTGTTTGTGGCAGCGATGGCGGCGGACTATCTGACCGGCACGGCGGCGGCAATGCAGAAAGGAAAATGGTCGAGTAAGGCGGCAAGGGACGGCATTTTTCACAAAGTCGGTTCCATCGTAGTGGTTGCAGTCGCAGGCGGCGCGGATTTGCTTATCGGTATGATTTGTGACCATCTGCCGGGCGTGACGCTTCCGTTTGAATATACGGTTCTGCTGTGCCCTCTGGTAGTAGTCTGGTACACGCTGACGGAACTCGGCTCTATCGTTGAGAACGCGGTTTCCCTCGGTGCGCCTGTCCCGGCGTGGCTGCAAAAGGCACTTTCCGCCGCAAAGGACGCAGTGGATAAGTTAGGGGAGGAGAACGATTGATGAACATTCCGTTTGTGCCGACTGATCCGAGCAACTACTACTCCGGCCGCGGCGGCAATTCGATCAAGTACATCGTCATGCACTATACCGCCAACGACGGCGATACCGACGAGGGCAACGCGCACTATTTTCAGGGCGCAGGCCGACGGGCAAGTGCACACTATTTTGTCGATGAGGACAGCGTTACGCAGTCCGTCCGCGACAACGATGCAGCATGGCATTGTGGCGGCGATCTCGAGAGCGCGCATCACCCGTTACGCGGCATTTGTATGAACCGTAATTCGTTGGGTGTGGAAATGTGCAGCGACATCGTAGGTGGCAAGTACACCATCACGCCGCAGACGGTAGACCGTGCCGTCGAGTTGGTCAAGTATCTTATGGCGAAGTACGGCATTGACGTAGATCACGTCGTGCGGCACTATGATGTCACCGGCAAGCTGTGCCCCGAGCCGTGGGTACGCGATGAAAGTCTGTGGCGTAAGTTCAAGGCACGGCTGACCGCGAAGGACACGCCGGTAAAGAAGGAGGAAGCCAAGATGACAGACAAGGAATTTGCCGCTTATATGGATCGCTATCTGGCGGCCAAGGCTAACCAGCAGCCGCATCCGTATGCGGCGGAGGCGTGGAAGGCGATGCAGGACGCAGGTATCACGGACGGCACAAAGCCGCAGTGCGCCCTGACCCGCGAACAGTTCGCTACCATGTGTCAGCGCATGGGGCTGATTGGGAAGGGCGTGAAGTAATGGGATTGGGTGCTTTTATTAAGGCTGCGGCCGGTGCTGCCAAGGCTGCCTCGGCGGCAGCTAAGGCCAGCGGCGGCTCGTCCTCGGGTAGCTCGTCGGGTTCTTCCGGTTCGAGCGGATCGCTGAGTGCGAGCGGCAAGAACGGCTCGTACGCTATCGGCTCGAACAAGGGAAAGAATTTTGTTTCGAGCGCGGCCGCCGGTTCGACCATGACAGGCAGTGATGGCTCGACGTGGAAGAAGAACAGCGACGGCACGACCACCATCAGCAAGGGCGGCCAGACGTTCACCTACGGCGGCACTTCCGGCACCGGCTCCGGCGGCTCGTCCTCCGGCAAGACTTCGGGCAGCGGCTCGTCCAGTGGCAGTTCGGGCGGCACTTATACGCCTGCGGGTACTTACAATGATGCGCTGATCCGGCAGAATGACGCACAGCAGGCGGCAGAAATTGACGCAATTAAGAAGCGGTATGAAGAAGCAAAAGCCATCGGCGATGTAGCAGGCATGAAGAAGGCCCACGCGGACGCCGAGGCAAAGCGTAAGGAATGGGGCTATTCCGGCGGTGCGGACGGCTCGGATTACATTGCAAGCGGCGGTATCGCCGGTGCGAATCTCGGCACGCTGATGAGTAATCAGTACAATCAGGGCTTTCAGGACTACGAGAAGAAGATGAACGATGCCGCACAGGCACAGCAGAGTGCTTTGCAGGCGAGTGTGGATTCGGCGGTCGCTAATCTGAACGCCCAGAAGTACACCATCGGCAAGAACACCGAGGCGAACAACGCTGCGGCTGAGAAGGCGTACATGACGGCGATCAATCCGAACGGCTCCATGGCTGAAAATCTGGCGGCACAGGGCCTGCTGACGACCGGCAACACCGAATCCAGTCAGATCTCGGCAGGCAACACCTATCAGAACGCGCTGAACAGCAACGCGACGACCGCTACCGAGGCCCTCGCTGAGATTGAGAGAGCGATTACGCAGGCGCGCTTAAACGGCGATATTCAGAAAGCCAACGCGCTGGCGGATCTCTACAAGGAGGTTGCGGGCAAGCAGCTGGACAACGTAAACAGCATTATCTCCGCTATGCAGTGGGGTCAGCAGTTCGGTCTTTCGCAGGGCGAGCAGACCGGCACGTACAACGGTGCCGATACGATCGCAATGCGTCAGCTGAAAATGCAGGAGCAGCAGCTAAAGGAGGACATCGAGAACGGCAAGGTTGACCGCCAGACAGCGCTCAAGCAGCTTGAATATATTCAGGCACAGATCGAGAATATGCAGGCGGATACGACCAGCAAGAATCTCTCGAACAAGTATTCACAGTGGCAGCTTAACCAGCTTTAACTACGCCAGAAGGCGGCGGATTTCCGCCGCCTTCTTTCTTTAGGAGGTTACTATGGGCAGTTTTTACGATGATTTTAAGAAAAAACAGAACAAGAGCCAAAACAAACCTACGCTGCTTAAGGTGCCGCAGGTTGCGCCGCAGAAGCCGGCACAGCAGGACAACAGCCGCCGTGCGACGGCGGCGCGCAGCGGAGAACAGCAGCGTGTACAGGCGCACCAGAATGCACAGCGGCCTGCAAGCACTTATCTGACCGGCGGCGTGACCAGAAGTCAGCCGTATGCGGCTTCTCAGCAGCGGAACACGGTTTTTCGGCAGCGTGGGAACACGCGGCAGAGCCTTTCCGGTACAGGCAGCCGGAGCACGCAGCAGAACAATGTGCGGCAGCCCGCAAGCACCTATCTGACCGGCGGCAGCGTGACCAGAAGTCAGCCGTATGCGGCAAGTCAGCAGAATCAGCTGTTTTCAGCGAGGATGGCCGCGGAGCAACGGCGTAATCCGCGGCAGAACGTATCCGCCGGAAATAAGAGCAGCGGCGACGGCAACCCGTCACTCGCGCAGTTCCTCAAAAACTCTATGGAGTGGCACAAGACCAGCGATCCGAACAGAAAGGCACAGCTGCACGCGCAGAACGACGCCTTGCGGCGCAAGCTGGGATACGAGTACAATCCGCAGACCGGCGCCTCTTTTGATAAGTTCGGGCACGAAATGACCGCCGGTGTGCGCATGGCCTACGGCAGCACGCCGACCGAACGGCTGAATCAGGCTACACAGCTGCTGCATACTTCCGGCGTGATGGGTAAGACAGACAAGGCAACTGTCTACCCGACTGCCATGCAGGCGGCGCAGGGACTGACGGAGGACTATTTCAGCGGCCAGACCGGCTACAACGCACACAAGACGATGCATGACCTTTTTAACCGCTCGGATGAGACGTGGAGCAGCGAGGACACGCAGAGCCGTGACAGGGCGCGCCAGGAGCTTACCGATGAGATGGGCCGCATTATGAAGCGGTACGGCCTTACCTATCAGCCGCGCGACAACGCGAACGATATCATGAACCGGCTGAAAGCCGCCGGTGCGGACGAGCAGACGCTTGCGTATGTGCAGGAAAACATTGACCTGCGGCACGCGGCGGACCGTCTCGGCAACAGCCTGGAGGCAGTCGGCAAGCGGTGGATCGCTTCGCTGCCGTCCCTCGTGGATACCTCGCGTCAGGTGAGTGCGAACGTGGAGGAGAGCCGCCAGAACGAGGAATACCGCCAGCTTGAGGAGCAGGAGCAGACGCTTGAACTCACCCTGCAGGGCATGAACAGCACGGCGGCAGACGGCTCGGTTCCGGCAGATTATCAGGCGATTTACGATCAACTGCAGGAGGTTAAAAAACGCAAGAACGAGCTGACCGTAAACAAGGGCGTAGACCCCAACAAATGGTCACAGCGCATGCTGCGCGAGGCAAACGAGGCACAGGCAAACGCCGAGGCCGGTTTAGCGCCTGCGCCGCGCTGGCTGACCGAACAGGGCATTTCCCTTGCGGGCAATGCGCCGGTGATGGCGGCAAGTGCGATTCCGGTCGTGGGTCCGGCGGTCGGCTCGATCATGATGGGCGGCCAGGCTGCAGGCCAGCGCTCGTTTGAACTGAATGAGCAGGGCAAGGGTGCGCGGGAGTCGCTGACGCGAGGGTTGACCTCGGGTGCGATTGAGGCGGCAACCGAAAGACTGCCGCTCGGTCAGATGAGCAAGATTTTGCACTCCGGCGGCGTGAATGCCGTAAAAAATATCCTCATCCAGATGGGTGAGGAGGCGACAGAGGAAAGCGAAAGCTATTTCATGAACTATGTTGCGGATCTGGCGGCAAACGATCCGGACGCAAAGTTTTCCCTTGCGGAGCTGACCCAGAGCGCCGCAGGCGGTGCGTTCGGCGGCTTAGTGTTTGGTACGGCGGGTGCGGTCACTTCTCGCGGTGTATATGGCAGTCCGACGGAAAATCAGCTCACCAATCGCCCTATGATGGACTATGAGCTACAAGCAGATACGCCTTATCTGCAGGTGGAGCAGTTTACCGAACCGCTGACGCAGACGATGGTTAAAATTGATGAGCAAATGCGCAAGGCCGAGACTCTGCCGGAAGGAACCATCAAACAGCAGTATACAGCTGCGCTGCAGGAGGACGCCCAGCGCGTAAGCAAGCAGCTGTCTATTCTGGAGAATAACCGTGCAGAGCTTATGCAGGCGAGGAATATCGCTGAAAGGTTTGGAGCAAAGTTTGAACTCGCAGACCTCGGCCCTGCGGGCGGCAAATATGAAAACGGTACGATCACGGTTAACCCGTATTCCTCGTCACCGGTACGACAGGTTCTGGTGCATGAATTAACGCACCATTTGGAGAACAGCGGCAGCTATAACGCATTGCAGGATATGGCGCTGCATCTGTTCACGCAGGAGCAGGGCGTTTCTGCGGATGTACTGCGCGATAATATCACTCGAATGTACGCAAAACAGGGTGTTACGCTTGATACACAAGCGGCAAACCGTGAACTGACGGCGGCGTTCTGCGAAAAGCGGCTGTTTCAGGATGACGCCAGCATTCAGCGCCTGGCACAGACCGATGTATCGCTTTTCCAGCGGATTCGCCAGTGGATCGCAGATACAGTAATTCGCCTGCGCGGAACAAAAGAGCAGCAGCAACTCCTGGAGCTGCAGAGACGCTATGAAAAGGCCGCGCGTACGGTCGGCGCGGTGCAGGACAGAGGGGCACAGTACACGTTCGGCCGTGAGTACGATAACGAAACGCTTGCGAAAGCCGTTCAGATGGAGCAGGAAGGCGCAGACAAGGACACTATCTGGAATACGCTCGGCGTTATTCGAGACACAAAGGGAAACTGGATCAATGAGATTGACGACAGCCGCATGAACTATGATGAGTTCGGCCTGCATCAGCTGAGAAAAGACCCGGATTTCCGACGGCTTGAAGAACTGGAAGATAAGGCGAATGCGACTGCGGAAAACTTCGGGTTCTCTCCGGAAGAATATGCGGAGTGGGAAAAGCTGACCGACAAATACGGCGATGCCGAATGGGACGATAAGTATCTGCTGCGCGATTATTTGAAGCACGACGAACTGTTTAAGCGTTATCCGTCTTTACAGGGCGTAAGCCTTGTATTTGAACCTATGAAGGTCGGAGAATTTGGATATTTCCAGGGACGCGATAACTCGATTCACCTGAATGAAGATTTTAAGAGCGTTCCTGAAAGTACGCTGCTCCACGAGATTCAGCATTTTGTCCAGAATAAAGATTACAGACCCGGAGGCGCAACGCCGGAATACTGGCGCTTGATGAATGAAAGCGCAGACGAGTGGCTTGACCGAAATCTGCTGCAAGACCGCAAGCAGAAAATCATTGAGCGCATGAACACGATCGAACAGCAGGTCGGTTACAGCGATTTTTATGACAGCCTGCTTGACCGCGAGGAAGCCGGTGAGCTGACAAGCGAGCAGGTTGACGCGTTGGATCGTGAGTTTGTTGCGCGCTATCCTGAGCTGGAAGCGCTGAGAAACGAGCTTTACAACGATGTTTACATGAAATTAAAGGAGCTCGGCAAGGGCAAACGTGATCCGAACGAACTGTACCGCAATACGGCGGGCGAGATCGAAGCACGCGAAAGCGAAAGCCGCTGGAACATGACCACTGAGGAGCGCAGACAGAAAACGCCCGACCTCGGCTGGGATCGGGCGGTGTTCGCGGAGGATGCAGGTACCACCGCGGAAATCAAATATCCTGTTTATACCCCGGAGGCTATCCATGAAAATCAGCGAAAACTGCGTGATATGCAGCCGGTGACAAAACTGACAGGAAACGAGTTTGCCAAGGGCGATACAGACCTGATGACACAGGTTTTGAACTATTTCGATTCGCTCGGCAATTCTGTGTATTCGGAACAGTTTGGCGATGTTGCATTGACCAAGAGCAGCTGGCGTTCGGAACGCCGACATGGTATGACAGCGTTGAAAGCAAATACGTTTGCGGCTGTTCCCGATGTCATCCGCAACGGCGTAGTAATTGATTATATGCAGAAGCATGACGGCGCAGTGGATCGCATCGTTGCGGCGGCACCAATCCAAATCGACACAGATGCAGACTATTATGTTGGCGTTATGCTGCAAAGAGACCAACAGAGTCAGCGCCTTTATTTACACGATGTTGTTGCATTAAAAAAACAAGGTCAGAAGAACAAAACACAAACGTGGCACCAGAATTCTGATGTATCACGAAGTTCTTCTAACCTTGATATATCCAGTATACTCCGAAATGCACTGGATGGCAATACTTCTGTACAGAATACTTTCGGTTTCACGCCGGAGCAGATCGCAAAGGGAACGGTTCCGCTGACTGACGCGATGCAGTACGGCAAGACGCCGGAACAGGCGGTGATGGAGGCAAAAGCGAAGGCTGAGGGCGAGAGGGTACGGCAGGCAAGAGAGGAACAGGCGGCGGCAGAACAGCAGGAACGCATTGATCGCATCACCAACGGCAAGAACCGCGACATTATGCAGCGTGTATACGAGGCACAGGAGCGCGCAGAACGCGTGGCAAGCCGCCATGCGCTGGAACGCGCAACGACCCGCGCGACAACTGCGGACGCGGACAGCTACATTGACCATACGCAAGAGGATATTGCAATCGACCTTGTGAACAGCCTGGAAAGTGAACGCCGCTTTTTAACCAACTTGCGCAATGGCTGGCATTTGAGCGATGCCGAACTGGTAAATGCGGAACGCATGGCGGCGGGACGCGGCCCTGTAACCGAGATGGACAGCCACCGCTACGAACTGGTAGAGACCTACGCCCGCGCTATGCGGCAGTACAACGAGGATATGCAGCCGTATTACGCATTTCAGCGCGGCCTTGATGACGCACGCCTGAGACGCGCAACCGAACTTATCAAGGATTCGGACAATTGGAAGGATTCACGCGGTAACCTCGGTTTGCAGATCCGCACGCCGGAACGTGTGCTGCGCAAGGTTATGGGCGACACAGCCGAAACAGAGGCTATTTATCAGGCATATTTCGCGCCAATCTTCAAGCATGACGCGGAGGCTATCCGCTGGGAGAATACCCAGCGTGAGAGACTGAAAGGCATTATGGAGGGTCTGTCGCACGAGGATAGCGTGTATATGCACATGAAGAACCGCGCGGAACTCTCTCCGAAAAACGAAGCTATGCAGAAGCAGCTTGCAGATTATGTGAAGAAGAACAAGAGCAAAATCCATTTCAAGCAGGCAGAGAGCGCCATGCAGAAGCTGTATGAAATGACAAGCGAAATGCATCCGCAGGTCAGCGAGGCCGGTGTGCGCAACGGCTATGCGCCGCTGGAATTCCGACAGAAATACATCCCGAGCCTTACACCGACCAAGGAAGGCAAGTGGTACAACCGCATTCTGCGTAAGGTGGGCGTGGAAACCATGGTGGACGAGCTGCCGACCGAGATCGCGGGACGAACCGAAGACCGCAGACCGGGCAGACAGTACGCCGGATTCTACAACCAGCGCGAGGGCATCAACACCGAGTTTGACGCATTTAAGGCGATGGACAACTATATCAGCGGCGCGAGCAACGCTATTTTCCACACGGATGATATTCAGAACCTGCGTGTACTGGAGGACGCTATTCGCAGCAAATACAGCGATGAAGGCAGCCGTGCGGAACTTGAAGCCATCCGCAAAGACCCGGATATCAATATTGAGGACAAGGAACAGAAGATCAGCAAGATTTGGGAACGCAACTCCGGCACGCTGCCGAGCTTCCCGAGCTGGATCGCGGAGTACACCAACATTCTGGCGGGCAAGAAATCCCGCACAGACCGCAGCGCGGAACAAATGTTCGGACGCGGCCTGTACCGAGCCATGAGCGATGTTGAGGGCAAGGTTGCGGCAAACATGGTAGGCGGCAACCTCTCGACCGCGATCTCTAACTTTATTCCTCTGGCTCAGGGTTCCGGTGAGGTGCGTTATTCGAGCATGATGCGCGCAATGCTGGATTACGGCGCAGACCTCGCCAAAAAAAATCCGGCATTCCATGAGGATTCGGACTTCCTGACCAATCGCCGGGGCAGCGAACGTGTTATCAAGACGAAACTGCAGAAAGCCTCGGATGCGGCCGGGTGGACGATGAACGCAATCGACAATCTATCCAGCGAGGTGATGGTGCGCGCACGCTATCTGGACAATGTGGAAAAGCGGCATATGAGCACCGAGGCGGCGCTGCAGGAGGCTGACCGCTGGGCGGCGGGACTGATCGGCGACCGCGCAAGAGGTGCAAAGCCGGTTATCATGGAGTCCAAGTCGCCGCTCATCAAGGCGTTCACCATGTTCCAGCTGGAGGTTATGAACCAGTATGACCACCTGTTCGGCGATATTCCGCACAACCTGCGGACGCAGGGCAGGAGCAAGGCGCAGATCGCGGCAGGCACAGCGGCGGCGCTGCTGCAGGTATTCGTTATGTCCCACCTGTTCAACGATGCGCGCGAAAAGCTGACCGGTTCGCGCGGTGCGTTCGACCCAATCGAGATGGTGAACGACTTTGTAGGCCGCCTGACCGGCTACGCACTGCCGAACGTCTTTGACCTGCTGGGCGAAATGATGGGAGACGGTATTGACGAGGATGATTTCCGTGCGGAAAAGTCGGAAACGGCATGGGACAATGTAACAGCAACCGCACAGGATATTGCATCTAATATTCCGTTTGTTTCCGGTCCGCTCGGATCGTTGGCAGGTGCAGGCAACTCTCGTCTGCCGATTCAGTCGGTTATTCCGAGTATCGCCAATATTGCGACTGCGCAAGGCGAGGATGCACGCAGCATGGCAATGATTAAGGAGCTGAGCAAGCCGCTTTACGGCTTCCTGCTGCCGTTCGGCGGCCTGCAGGCGAAGAAAACCGTAGAGGGCGCGGCAACTATGTTTGCGGGCGGCAGCTACTCGTATGACAAGAAGGGCGAGAAAATCCTGCAGTTCCCGACCTACGGACAGAAACCGGCAGACTGGGCACAGGCGCTGTTGTTCGGCAAGAGTTCCAGCGATGAGGCCCGCGCATGGCGCGAGAGCGGCTATGAAACCCTGAACGCGGAGGAGACCAAGGTATTTGACACGCTTTCCAAGAGCGCAGACAACGATCCGGAAGCGCGCAAAAACATTTACGATGCGATCATGGCGCTGCATGACGTGCAGTCCGACACGAACGAGAACGGTCAGCTGCTCGACAACGAAGGCGAGAAAAAGCGCCGCATGCTGTTTGAGAACGACAAGCTGACGCAGAGCCAGAAAACCGCCATCGACCGCGAGATCATCGTTAATACAGTGGGCGGCTCGGCTGCGGATTACTCAGACCGGACTTCGTTCGAGATCAGCACCGAGGTACGCAAGAAGATGCAGGGCGCAGCTCACAAGGCGGCAGACGCCGGCCTTGCAGTAAGCACGTTTGCCAAGTACGACAATACGCTGAAGGAATTGACCGAGGGCACGGACGAAAACGGCGAGAAGCTGCACACGGCGGACGAGGCACGCGGGATGGTACTGGATGCGATTCAGCAGGACAGCAGCCTGACGGACGGCGAGAAGCAGACCCTTGCGGATTACCTGCTCGTTTCCTCCATGAGCGAAAAGGCGCGTGAGACGTGGAACGATGAGGTTAAGGGCAAGGTAAATGCAAGCGATTATGTGCGGTTTAAGTCGGATGTAGCGGCGTATGAAGCGGAATTCAAGGGCACTGGCGCGGATCATGCCGCAAATGTGGCTAATATTCTGAACAGCTACACGAACCTGACGGATGAACAGAAATCCGTACTCATGAACACTTACAACGACACGGCAAAGAATGATGTATTCCACGTTTCGGAGTATGAGAAGTCGCTGACGGACAACAGCTATTACAAATCGCTGAACGACAGCGAAAAGAGCAAGCTGCGGGCATACTGCAACGAGTATGAGCAGGCAATCAGCGCGGGCAAGGAGCTTTCCGGCTGGAAGGCCAAGGCTTATATGGCGAAGGAGGCCGGTATCCAGCCGGGCACCTATGCACTGTTCCAGACGGCGCTTTCGCTTATCAATTCGGATGGCGGCAACGCTAAGAACGAGGAAATCACGCAGGCCGTTAAGCTGGTGCCCGGTCTGACGGATAGCCAGAAGGCTTACTTGTGGCAGGCGGCATATGGCAAGGAATCGACCAAGAGCAATCCGTGGGGCGGTGCGACCGTGACGAAGTATCAGAAGGGCGAGAACAAAGTGGTAAATCCCGTTGAGGGCGGTACGATTCCGGATGGCGGCGGGTTTGGCTGGCGCACTGCGCCGACTACAGGTGCATCGAACAATCACAAAGCAATTGATATTGCCGCACCGCAGGGAACACCGGTAAAGGCAGCTATGAGCGGCAAAATCGTTGGAATGAATAAATACGGCTACGGCAAAGACGAGTATGAGGGATACGGCGTATCGGTTACGGTTGACTGCGGAAACGGTATTACTATGGCATATCACCACATGGTTGACGGCAGCAATGCCAACCTGAACATCGGTGACGAAGTAAAGGCCGGTCAGCAGATCGGTCAGGTTGGTTCGACCGGTATCTCGACCGGCCCGCATCTGGATTTCCAGGTGGTCAAGGACGGCAAGTATGTTGACCCGAGAAATTATATTCCCGGTTATGGCGAGGGCACTTCTGAGACGATCTCGGCGGCACAGGCGGCTGTGGCGGCAAGTTCCGGCAAGAAGAGCGGAAAGAGTCATAAGAGCGGCGGCTCGGGGAAGTCGGGAGGAAGCTCCGGCGGACTTAAACAGCTCAAGGGGCTTAGCGGTTTGAAAGGATTGGGATTCTGATAAGGAAATGCGAAAGCGCCGTCGATTGACGGCGCTTTTTTTGTCGTTTCGTAAACCTATAACATTTTATGCTTTGACAGCAGCAGTTGCAGCTGGTTTCCGGCGCAACCACACGCGCGTCCAGCATGATCGGATCAACGACCTCGACGACCGCAGTCGGCTTGTTGCTGTCAGGCCGCAGCTGCACATCGCGGCCGTCCTCGATATACTGCGAGGAAAAGATGCGCGCGCCGCCTTCACCGCCGAACAGTACAACGCGTTTGTCAAATACCGCCAGACCGTCCACGATACGCGGACGACCGATTACGCAGCTGATTTCACATTCAATGCGGTAGAAAAAGCGGATATCAACGCTGTAGAAACCTCGATTAAACTGAATCCGTTCAACATCAATAGAAACGCAGAGCAGTTCTGCTTCACGCGGCTTCACAGATGCAATGCCGCCGGCATTGATCAGCTCCTGCGCATCGCGGGTGAGATACACGCGAATGTCACGCAGGCACTCCTTACTGCGGCAGGAGTCATAAACCTTTTTGGTGTGGACGCAGACCGCTTCGCGGAAGCCGCCTGCACTGTTGCCGTTATTGCCGCCGATAGGACCCGGGCAGCAAACTTTTTCAGCCAT